AACGCTTCAAAGAAGGCAAACGTGCTAAATACGGGGCCATGAATAACACATCTGATGTGAACACTCAGATCATGGACTTTGAAGAAAATATAGTTCGTGGTACTGCTGCCATGGCCGGGGCAAACAAAATCATTTGTTCGCCGAAAGTTAATAGCATCATAGCCTTTAAGGGTTACGAGAATATCAATAATCTTGAAATTCAGGCGGAAGATCGCCAGGTGAAAGTGTTCACCGATTTCCATGTAGGCCTCGGCTACAATGATTGGAGATTGGTTTGGACAAACGACCAAGAGCTAACTTAAAATTAAAAAAGAAAAGAGCAGGCTTTATGCGTGCTCTTTTCATTTATTCATTCAAAAAAAACTATAAAAATGGCTGAATTAACATTAGAGTCTCTTGCAGATGAGATTAAAGCTTTGAAAGAGCAAAATGCAAAAATGGCTGAAGAAAACGGCGCTTTGCAAAAAAAAGTGGCTGATCTTACTGCCGCTCAAATTGAGGACAAACCGGAAGAACCGCTGTCTGTGCCCACTGAATTGCTGGAACACAAAGGCGAAACTTACAAGTTTGCAGCGGCGGGTTATCGCACGCATACAGCAGACGGTGAAACCTTCATTTCTGCTGCAGAACTGCAGGCTGATGAAAAACTGGTTGCCGAACTTTTAAAAATTAAAGGCCAGGGCATCCTGATCAAGCAGGCATAAAAAAACTAAACTAAAATTCAATCTGGTACCGTACAAGAAACAATATTTTAAAACAAAATCAATTCTTATCCTATGGGAGCTTATGATAACGTAAACCTGAACAAGCGGCTGAATACCGCTCCTGGTATTGCGCAATTTGCGTTGATCGCAAAGAAATCCGATTTCGAAACAATCAGTGGCATAGCGGTTCCAACAGAGGCAACGCCTTTGGCCGACACAGTGAAAATTAAAACTGCTCACACCTTTAAGGCTGGCAAAGCTTGGGCAAAATGGTCACTTGCAAAAGACAAGAACCAAATGGAAGCCAATGCTGAGGGAGATCCTTCTTTTCGCCAGCTGAAACAAGTGGCAACGGTTTTTGTACCCGGGTCTTACGACCTGGCGCATGCTACCATGGCAGCGCTTTTGAATGAAGATCTTATTGTGTTAGTGAAAGACGCAAACTGCGGCGCTAACATGTATTATCAACTGGGTAATGAATGTAGCGCTGCTACCATCAATCCAAAATTTACCAGTTCAACAACTGCCAGCGGTGTAAAAGGCTATGAAGTTCAAGTTGAATATTCTGGCCCTTGCATTCAAATTTACGATGCTGAGATCGGAACCACACTGGCCGACGAGGAAGGCGCTGCCATCGAGTTGACGTATGCAACCGGTACCGTAAGCACTCAGTCAGGCGTTACAGGAACCGTTCCTGCTTCTGATCCAGATGTGAAGTTTGAATTCACCAGCATCTCTGGTCCTTATACCACCACCAAAACAATGATCATTAAAGTGGGAGCTTCCACTGAGATTACAGTTGTATTTGCGGTTGGATATGCCGGTAAGGCATTCACGTTTACAGATGCTGCAGGAATTGCACATGCTGGAAACTTTGTAGAAGCCACAGTTACATTTGCATAATTACCCCCCCCCTGTGAAACCACCAAAGCATTGGCCGAAAGGTCAGTGCTTTTTTTGTATATTTGCAAAAAGGAGGCGAGCCACCTCTGTAAAAATTGGCCTTTCATTATGGCATCTACAGCAAAATTCATTTATGCTCAGCAGAGCAAAAAAACATTAGCAGGCCCTTATATTTTTCATGCCAGATCTCCGCATTGCATTTTAGAGATGGCCAAAGCTCCGGGTTATATTTACTCCGGCCATAAAGGCGCATCATTTAAAATAATCAAAGAAATTGAATTTGTTTCCCCGCAGGAAAAACAACGAATCGAGCAGCAGGCCGATGAGTGGTTTTACTCTCAAATATCACAGCAGCTTTTAAATCCTTAACTGTCCTTTTCTCCCGCCACTCGATGAAATAATTTGCCTCCATGTTAGAGGCAATCCGTTTATGGCTTAATTCTCAGCGGCAGTATTTGCCCGGCATTATCTTGGCCGGCCAGTTTTGCAAACTGCCTATTCTGGATCTATTGCGAAAAGGCGAATCGCCCCGCAATCGGGAGCGCCTGGAAAAAATTATGTGGGATGAATTGAACCGGCTTAAAGAAGGCCGGCCGCAAGGGATCGCCACTGCTCCTCCAGCTCCAGCCAAAAATATAAAACTGCCCAATCCGGAACCGGTTAGCAAACCTGTTCATATTGGCTCCCCCATTTATGATGCTGCAAAGCTTGAAGCAGATAAGATGTATCGCCAGGTGATGGCTGATCGTGCAGTGCTGTTCAATAAAGCCTCATGCGAGGCGTACGAAGATCCCAACACACCTGATCGGGTCAAAAGCCGCTCAAAGCTTGCTCTCGATGTGGTGGAAGGCTACCGCAAAGCCAGCGCACTGTACGAAAAAGCAGATTACATCGCCCGGACAGGATCTGTGCCCAATACAGAAGAAACGCATGAGGAAGATTATGCAGCTCTCCCGGATATCAGGCTAAAGCCAACGATCTCTAATATTCAAAAGAATTTAAGCAAGCTGCGCAAACGAGAGGCAACGCCGGAAAGGCTTGCATTGATTGCAGCGCATGAAGCTAATTTAAAAAAACTGGAGGAAAGATGGCGTTCGTTAAACAAATAACTGAAGATCCCACGCCTCCGGTGGATAGCTTCACTGCTTTTACGGCAGTAAGCGATGGAGTGATTTGTCGTAAGCCAAAAAAATTAGAAAGATTAGTTAATCAGGTTGCGGATGGCAAAGAAATTCACTACCTGAGCGATGGATATTTTTCTTTACATGACCTGGTGATTAGCCTGGTTAAAAAGTACCAACCGGTTGATGTTTTTTTTACAACGTATGCCCTCAGGGAGTTGCCGGTTCGTCAACTGGCCATGTGCAAAACAGATGGGCTAATCAATGAAATCCATTGTGTGCTGGATTACAAAGCACAGGTAAGATCAGCAGAAGTAAACGCATTTGCACAAAAGAATTTCACTACACTTTGTTTAAAGCCTATTCATGCTAAAGTGTGCGTGATCAGGTCTGCGGATATTGATATCTCCATTGTGGGCAGCGCCAATTGGACCGTAAATCCAAAAGTGGAAGCGGGGGTTCTGAGCTGCACAAAAGAGTCTGCAGATTTTCATATTTCATGGATTAAAAAAATGATTTCAAATGAGCGCATCTTTTAGCAAAAAAGATCTGAACCTGATTGAAGACCTGGCTTCTGTTTTTTTTACCGAAAAAGAGACGGCCATTTTTATGAAGATCCCCTGGCAAATTTTTGAGCGGGAGATAAAAAATGAAAACAGCGAGATTCATTTGCATTATTATTCCGGTTGGCGCCAGAGCGAATATGCTTTGCGCAAACTGATTTTAAATTCTGCAAAAGCCGGCAGCACACCGGCACAAAATACAATGATGGATATCCAGAAGAAAGCATATTCAAACAGATTAAGATGAGTAAAAGTTCCAACATATCAAACTACCTGGTAAAAACAGGGCAAGAGATCGCAACGGCTACAGAATCGCTGCTGGAATACACGCAAGACTGGCAGATCATCCTGGAGTTCATGAAGAATCGCATCGAGGGCATTAAGCTTACAAAAAAACAGCAGGAGAAAATGAAGCGCTACCAGTTTGCATATGGCCAGGCTTCTTCCGGAAGGTTTACAGATGCTGAGATTGTAAACCTGCTCATGAGCGAATACCCAATAGGGCTCACGCAAGCTTATGAAGACATGCGCTGTATGCGTGAGATATATACAGTTGTTGGTAACATAAATAAAAGATACGAGATCTCAATAGAGCTGCAGATTAATCGCCGGCTCATGATCAAATGCGAAGAGATGGGCGAAATGCTCATACTGGCCATGTTTGAAAAGAACCGGGTTGCATTATTAAAAGAGCTGCAGGAGCTGGAAGAAAATCACGCTGATGATTTTAAGGGCCACACTTTTTACCCTGTTTTCGATCCTAAGCTTATCAATGACGTTGTGATTGATGAGCGTGAGCTGATGCGAGTGATCAATGAGAAGCGAGCCGTTAAAATAGATATGGCAAAAATAAGTACCGATTTACCCTATGAAGAATCCCGAGACGAAAATCCATTACAACCGCCCCCAGCTACGTAGTATGCTGATTGGTGCGCCGGTGGAAATTCTGATCGCCGGCCGTGGTACAGGAAAGACGGAAGGAGTTTTGGCTCCAAAATCTGCTATTAGCTATTTGGGTACCATGCCCAGGGCTACAGGCGTAATTGTGGGTGCTACGTACAATCAAATCTTAACACGAACACTGCCCGGACTTGTAAAGGGCTGGGAGATGCTGGGCTACAAAAGGGACGTTCATTTTGTCATTGGTAGAGCGCCGTCAGAAAAATGGATCCGCCAATGGAATTGGCCGGGCCCTTATCGAATGCCTTTTAAGTTCAACTACTGTATTAGTTGGTGGAATGGCGCTCTTGTTTATTTTGTAAGCCAGGATATTGTTGGGTCGAGTAATGGTATAACAATCGACTGGATCATAGGTGATGAAGCAAAATATTTAAAGGAAGAAAGATTTAATCAGGAACTGCTGCCTGCGAATCGTGGGATCATTCCGGCTTTTAAAAATAACCCTTTCCATCATGGCATTACATTAACAACCGATATGCCAACGGGCAGTGGTGGCCGCTGGTTGCTTGATAAAGAAAAAGAATCAGATCCTATCCGGGCAAATGAGATCCTGAAAATTCAAAAAGTAATTTCATCGCTCAGGGCAAATATGGAAAGAGCTCGCAAAGTTGATAAGCCGCATTATTATAAACAGATCCGGGTGCTTGAAGAGGAGATTAATGATTTGCGAAAAAATCTGCTGTACTATCACGAAGCTTCAAGCCTTGAAAATATTCATGCGTTGGGTATAGATTATATCAAGCAGCAATTGATGCTGACAACGCAATATGAATTTGATACACAAATTTTGAATTTGCGGTTAGAAAAAGTTGAGGACGGCTTCTATCCCGATTTTGATGAGGATGTGCATGGTTATACTTCCATAAACAATGCATTCCTGGAAGGTTTGAATTATGACTTTTCAAAGATCGAAGGCATTGACTGCAGGCGTGATGCAGATCTTGACGCAAAGAAAGGATTGCATATCGCCATTGATTACAACAGGCGCATCCATCCTCTGGTAGTATTGCAGGAAACAAAAACTGAATTACGAATAGTAAAAGGCTTGCATTCTTTGTTTCCGAAAAAATTAAAAGACGTCGTTCAAAAGTTCTGCGATTATTACAAGCCGCATAAAACAAAGATTGTTTACTACTGGTACGATCAGACTGCAGTGAGTGATTTGAATGAGACCCGGCAATGTGATGATGTGGTGAAGATCCTGCGCAAAAATGGCTGGCAGGTTGTGCGAATGTACATGGGCATTGCACCTGAGCATATCGACAAATACAATATGTACGGGCATTTGCTGCAAGAGGATGGCCATTACAATAGGAGCTTCCGCATCAATAGAGAAAATGCGGCTGCCTTAATACGCTCCATTAATTTGGCGCAGGCAGAGATTCGTAAAGGTGGGTTTGGAAAATTGAAATTGAGTGAAAAAGATCCGAAGTTTCCGGCTGAGGATGCTACTCATTATTCTGATGCATTAGATATGTTGGTGTGGGGCTTACTTGAAAGTAAGATCAGGTATGCTGCACCATCCGGTAGTTCTTTGATAATGGGTTAAGCTTTGCTGCTTTCTGTTTTTTTTTCTTTGAGATCTTCAAGCTCTCGAAGCAGTCGTTCATTCTCTTTTTTCAAAAGTTCGATCGTTTGCTTCTGTGCTTCCAGTGCTGCAGCTGCAGTAATATTTTCAACTGATAGAGTTTGCAAATGTCGGGGTGCATTTTTAACGAAACTTTGTTTTTGTTCAGACTCGAAATCAACAAGTTTTTGAAGATTAACTATGCCCTTTTCTATGCAGGGGTCATATATTCCGTTTATAAAACTTTCTAATTTTTTGTAAACTTCTCCATCAACTGGCCGGGTTCCGCCTTCCCATTTGTAAATATTGTGAGCTTTTACGTGCAGCAGTCTTGCCAGCTCGTTAACATTCATCCCAAGTTCTTCACGCTTGATTTTCAAGCGATTGAGTATATTTTCTGTCATGGCTATTAAATAATTTAAAGGGCTTGAAAAAAAAATTAGAAAACTATTTGGAAAATTCGCAAACTTTCCAATACCTTCACGTTGCCGATATAAACATAAATAAAAATTTGATTCAAAACAATGAGAAAAAGAGCGCATGATGAAAGAGTGAAGGATGTTGTCGAAGAAATCAAAAAAATAAAACCAATGATAACGTCCGAAGATCGAAAAGCATTTATGGAAAAATATGATGTTTCCGAATCTGGCTTATCAGTTTTATTAAGCGGTGTAAGAAAATCGCTATCAAAAAATTTGCAGGTTTTAGAATTCTTTAAAGAAAGGATTCGAATAACAAATAAAAAAATAGAAAGTGTTATAAAAAACTGATGAAACAGACAGACAAAAAAATAATTAACGTTCGTGACCTGGCAGGCGGAAAATATTGATCTGGAGCCGGGCATGCAGTATATCCTGACGCATAAATCAACCGCCATAGGCTTGGTTGAAGTGGTGGACGTAAGAACTTTTAAAGTTGATCAGGTGCGCTCTTTTATCGCTGCCAGCGAAACAGGCGATACCAACGTAAAAAAGTTTCATAAAAAAATGCAGCTATTCGACGGTCCGCTGGAACCAAAAGATGAGTTGGCCAATGTGGTTTTGAAATATGTAAAACGAGATTTTAAAATTCAGCAGCAGTTATTAGCAGTGTGGTGGAGTGATTTGGTAACACAGGAGTAAACCTAAACCAAAACATATGTATAATGTAAATGCAACCCTTAAGAATTTTGCGAGCCCGCAGTATTGCGAACAGCTTGATGTATTCCTTAAATTTTCTACGCCGTTCTACTGGCGTGTGAAACAAAAAAATAGTGAGTTGGCAGCTCGCATTTTTGATCCGGAAGAATTATACAATAATAGCGATGGCGCTTTGGAAGAGATAAAGATCATCAAGATTCACAACGCATATAGCGTGGGCGAACTTGAAAGCCTCCTCCCTGATTACTGCATCGAAAAAGTAAACAATCGGTTTCGTGTGTTTTGCGATGCGGTTTACAATATTCCGGAAACGGAGAGCGAAAAGCTTGCAGATGCGCTGGCCATCATGGCAATTGCAGGCTTACGTAGACGAGTAATTTCAATTGAACCTTTAATAAAAAGACAGCAATGAACATAATAATAGGATTTGCAATAATTGTAGTTTTTTCAATTGTATTGTTAGCGTTCCTTATAGGGTACTTAATCGGCATGAAGCATTTCGACAAAAAGTTGAATGCGGCTGATCCCCTGGAAGCGCTCAACTATTTCAAAGAAAATTATCAACCCAATTTATAAACATGGCAGAGATCACAGCAGCAGCAGCAAGAGCATTAGCAGATGCAAATTCAGGAATAATCGAAACAGAGTTAGAGAATGTATATACTGGTGTAACGGCCAGGGCTACAGCAGGCTTTTATGATTATGAGCATGTTCTCACGGAGCCATCAACAAAATCTGCAGTAATCGCTCATTTAGTTAGTATTGGTTATGTAACAGATGTATATAGTGATGAAGTAACAATTAAAATAAGTTGGGAGGCAGTATAATGAATACACACGCAAGATCCAAACAAAGAAGGGAAACATTAAGAAGAAAAAAGCATTACCAAAGAGTAAGGTTTTTTGAGCTAAGGAAAAAAGCATTAAAAGGTAATTCCGCTGCATTGGGATCATTAAAAGAATACGAATTAATGATGCAGAGAAGGTTAAGCTTTGAATTTAAATGCCGGGCAGGAGTAGCAGGTTCTGTAAGAATCTTAAATCAAAGGCAAAGAAGAAAAAGGGCTCGGCAAACTGGAAAATGGGGATGATTATTAATTTTTATCAAAACGTAAAAAATAGTATTTGAAAAACCGGTTTGAGTTCTACATATACAGTTGAAAACTCCACCCTTTTCCAGGGGTGGTTTCAATCGGCAGCATGGACGAGGGGTTAGTCTCTCAGTCGTAAAGACTGGGATAGGTCAGTTCAAATCTGACTGTTGCCGCAAAAAGATTTTCGTGGTTTGAGTGTTTGTTGGTTTTGGTTTTGATAGGGGTGATGTAACCAGGGTGTCAGCCGGTGGTTTGAGGTGAGAGCAAAAAGTGATCCGGCTGGCCCCATTGGTTTTAAAATTTAATTGAGAAAAAAGCATGGTTCAGGAAAATAATATATCAGCAGAGCAGGCAGCCAAAGTATTGGCAAAGCACGGCTTGTCGGTTACAACCGGTCAGGCGGCTGAGATATTAAGATTTCTCGCTACATTAGTTGGAATAAAATTATCAACCAATGAAGCATAACGTAATTCTCTATATGAGAGTATCTACCGACGAGCAGGCCGACAAAGGCTACTCTCAGCGCTATCAGGATGAAATGTTGCGCCGTTTTTGCCAGGTAAACGATCTCAATATTGCCGGAGTTTTTTTCGAAGATTATTCAGCAAAAACATTCAACCGGCCGGAGTTTAAAAAAATGCTCCTGATGATCAGAAAATCAAAAGGATCATTAGCCTCACAACTTCTGTTTATAAAATGGGATCGCTTCAGCAGAACGGCATCTGATGCTTATCAGATGATTGCTACGCTGAAAAAATTAGGCGTATCGGTAAACGCTACCGAGCAGCCGCTCGATCTTTCGGTACCCGAAAATAAATTAATGCTCGCCTTCTACCTGGCCGCCCCTGAGGTGGAGAATGATCGCAGGGCAATGAACATATACTCAGGCATGATCCGGGCAAAAAAAGAAGGCCGGTTTATGGGCATGGCGCCTATAGGTTATGTCAACAAAACGATCAATGAAAAAAAGCAGATCGTAAAGACTGAGAAAGAAAAATACATACGCTTTATTTTTGAAACAATTGCAGAAAAAAAATACAGCTCCGAAAGCGTTTTGAAAAAAGTGCGTGAGATGGGATTAATCTGCAGCAAGAATAATTTTTGGAATATCCTCCGCAATCCTGTTTATGCAGGCTTTATACCTGTGCCGGCAATGAATGGCCAGCCTGCATATATGCAGCAGGGCCAGCATGAGGCTATCATATCTCCTGCCCTTTTTTATTTGGTGCAGGATATCCTGGATGGGCGCTACAAAAAGCAGCGTGAAAAATTAAAATTCGATGATCAGT